TGTCATTGTTGGTTTTGTGCAATTCTGGTGTAGACGTTAAACGTCCAATCATGATTAGTTAGAGCAAAATACATAAAAGATTATTTTCACAGTCATGTGCATTCCCTCTCCATCTCATACATCCTCACAGAATGCAAGACCAGCTCACGGTACTTCCAGGTTGATACCAGGTACTCAATAACCTCTTGGTCCTCTATCTTGCATTCCATAAGTAATAATAGCTTGACCGTGTATTCATTTTTCAAAATCGGCACCTGGTAAGTCACATCTACCCAATGCTCAAAACCTAAGTTTGTCTGCTCTACATTTGCTAATTCAATATTTAAAATCTTCATTTTTATCCCTCTACTTATCTATTCGTAGAAAAAATAAAAAACAGTGAAAAACCATTACTTTTTTTATTTTAGAAGGTACTTTCAGAGAAATAGCTTGGATTTTAAATCCAACCTTTCAGAGCAAACAAAAAAACCGCAAGCTATTGCCTGCGGTCTAGTGTATTATTAATTCAATTTTTCTTTCTGTTTTCTAGTTTTCTTTTGGTTTATCGACGATGGTGATAAGCCCGTCTGGTTCTGTTTTGAATTCAGGATCCGTGTGTAGTTCACCGTTCGCTTTCAGATAATACCAGCCATCACCAGACTTGACAAATTGTTTAGATAACATGTAACCGTCTTTTTCTTCCATGAAGTACCACGTTTCGCGATATTTCACCCATCCAGTAGCCATGCGACCGTCTGATTTGAAGAAATACCATCGATGGTTAAGGAACATCCATCCTGTGACCATTGCGCCACGTTTGTCTAAATAGAACCAGTCTTTTTCGTCAAAGAACCAACGGTTAATCAAGCAATAGCCGCTATTATCAAATCGGAACCACTCTCCATTAACTTGTTTCCAGCTGTTTTTTGGATAAGAGCCATCCGACTCTTCCCACCACCAGCCGTATTCATTGCGTTTCCAGCCAGCTTCAGTAGAGATACCACCTTCGATATCCTTTTTAAACTGCTCACGACTGATACCCCATTTGGCAAGGTAAGGGTATGGATCCACATGGTCGCTTGCATTTCGAGGTTGGTTATACGTACAGTGTTGGTGCGTCTTAATTCCAGCCAAGCTATCAGAATCCAGCGTTTTCGGGATCCCTGCTTCATCAGCAAGGTTGCGCAAAAGCTCAACATAGAGCTTGTAATCACGCATGAATTCCTCTTTTGTAGCGTGGCTCTCAATCAATTCAACGTGTGCATATCCTTCAACGTTCCAGCCACCTCCTACGTCCCACGCTCCACGGTCAGTTAGCCACGTCTGCATGACACGGCCGTTCCCAACGACGTGGGAAAAGAAACCAGAATCAGCTGGTCTACGCATGTGATAGTCTGCTTCATTTTGAGCTGTTGAGTTTCGATTTCCAGTTGAATGAGCGTGAATCTGACGGTAAGGTTGCTCTCCAACTTGTGGAAGATTGGTTCTTAATCTGCTTTTATCAATATCCATGCTTACTGTCCTTTCCACGCATCGTTCATCTGCTTGACCGCTGACTCAACGAATGTGTCAAGATCACGGTCAGTCATGCTGATACCATACTTAGTTAGTTCTGCACGGATTTTAGTTCGTGCTTGCTCTAACTTCTCCTCGCCTTTGTAACCAGTCTCAGCAGATACCTGTTCTACTGCATTGACTGCATTTTTGGCCAAGATTTCAACAATCTTAATTGTATTTTCTCCACCTTTTTGAACCAGGTATTCTTTAACCGCTTTGACTGCGATACCTACCAAAATCACAAGGATACTGATAGCTCCGTTAAGTAAAATTTCATTGATTTGTTGCATCTGTGCTTACCTCCTCAATTTCTAAATTTAAATATTTGTTAAATAGGGCATCAATTCGCCCGTTACCGCCTAGCTTCTTATAGCTAGAGTGCATTTTATGAATAATATCAGACTCATGAACCGTAGTGTGTCCACGTTTTAGCGCAACAGTAATGTCACGCTCAAGCCGTAGATACATTGTAGCTAGATGGGCCTCGTCGTGAACCGCTAATTTGTTATTGATTTCAATAATCTTCTGTTTGTTATCTTCACCAATAACATGAATTGTATTCAATTCTTTTTTCAGCTCCTTGAATTGTTCTTTATTAAGATTGCCAGCTTTGCTAGCACGCATACCGAACCACCCAGTCGCAACAACTCCAATTGTAGGCGCTAGTTGCGTGATTGCGTGGATTGCTTTTTCAAATATTTCAGACCATGACATAACAACTCCCTCTACTCAATCCGTGGCATAACCACTGTCAAGATGCCTTTTTGAAGCATCTCAGCAATAGGTTGCTCTTTCCAAGTATATCCTTCAGATGGCTGCATCTGGAACTTAAAGATGGTCTGCGTCCCTTTTGGCCATTTAGCGTTGGTCTCAAATGGATAAGCGCCTGAGATGATGTCTCCATTTGAGTAGCGACGGTCTTTTACAAGTGGCTTAATGAAATTAGCTACTTTGTTATAAGTATGTGTTGGCATACCGCCGTTCTGACCGATAGCAAGAGCAATCAAGACCTCTGTGATAGCTGAAACCGTGTCAAGATTTTCTTTTGTTTCTGCCGCTGCCTGCTCAGCTTTATCCGCTGTCTCTTTGTTCTTTTGCAGTTCTTGATTTACCTTGCTAAAACGTTCATTTTCAGCACGGTTTGGGAAATTCTCTTGATAAAGAGACTCAAGAGCAAGCTCAAAAAGCTCTGTATTAGACAAACTGATTTTATCAGCTGGTAGCAAGATAGGTACAACTGCACCACTTGAATTTACTAGCGTGACCTTGGTAGCTGTTACTGCACCACTTCCATCATATTCTAATGATTTTGAGCCATATTCTAACCTCATATATTTTCCTCCTTTTGAGATTATTATCTTCTATTTAATGTAGGTTTTTTTACAATTTGAATGAAATGTTATCAAAGTTGAGCCAGGTAGAGTCAACATTTTTCTTAACAACAATTTCACCTGTTGAGTAAATTCCTAGAACAGCTACTGTATAACTGTTATTCAATGCGGATACAAAGAGTGTTTGTGTTGGTCTAAACCCAACAGGTAAAGTCCCTATAACCGTCTCGTTGCCTATTTTTCCTTTGTTAGCTGAACCTCTTAGATAAACCACCCCGTCAAATGATTTGGAATATTGGACGTTATTGTACTGCTGATGATGTGTCCATCCGTTTTGCAAAGGAAGATTTTGCCAGGATATGCTCTGAATATCATCTTTAGTAACAATTTCTTTCCATTGCGATGGTTTCCACTCTCTACTATTGCTTGTTCTGAAGAATAATCTACTAGAATTCATAGCAGTAAAGAACTGGACGCACTTCCAAGTGTCGAGCCAAAAATTTTGAAACAGACCCCACTCACCATTTTTTCCTGTTGGGTTGTCTGCGTACTTACCACTTCTCCACCCGAACTCTGTCCCTTGCTTGTTCCAAACGTCGTCCCACTGAGCACTACCTCTACTTAGACTTCCATTATTCTGAGTAAGCTGATACTGTTGAATAGGATTGTCATTAGCGTAAATGTCGCCCTTAACATCCAAAGCGCCACGCTCACGGATTTTGTTAACACCCACGCCTGACCTGTCATAAGACAAGACTACACTTTCTGTTGCTACGTTGAGCATGAACTCAGACCGTGTGAATTTGTCCTCTAGCGTACCGATAACGACCCATGATTGATTCGATAGATAATTACCAGCTAGATTAGCTTGAGAATTAACTAAGCTAGAAATGCTCGTCCATGTCCCACCAGCTGAGCCATTATCCACGTTAAATGCGTTAGTCCCAAGCCTTGCAACTTTAAAAGTCAAGGTCATTGTATTCTTTTGACTGCCTGATACTGTCAAAGGTGCTATTTTAGCATTTCTAGTAACCGTCAATGTGCTAGAGGTTGAACCAGTTCTAGCTATGCTAAAACTTAATGCTGGAGCGAAATACTCAAGCACGGTTACAGATACCTCTCTAGTATCAGACCAGCGCCCGCGACTATCAGAGACTCTTGCTCTGATTTTGATAGCTCCGTGATAGTTCATAATACCAAGACTGCCACCGTTTGAACTTGTGGCTTGATTTCTGCCTACAATTTCAGCACGATAACCAGTTATTGATGAACCATAAGAACCGCTAGCACCATTAAATGCTACTTTGATGTTAGAGATAACCTGAATGAATGTATTTCCATTCGGGATGAGATTTTGAGCTGCACCATTCAAGTCTGATAGCGTAACACCTGAGAAAGTAGGTTTCATGTCAACTGGTACACTAGCTGTAAATGTTGTTGACTGGGTGCCAGTTTTCGTATTCCCTGAATAAGTATCAACATAGATAGTACCTGTACCACTTGCTGAATTTGGGATGTCGTTGGCAAAATCGGGAGGGATTATCCAGCTAGTGGATGTGTCCACGTTGCTTGCAATCGTTCCGCTCTTGCCAGCCCAAGCATAACGTACAGTGTGCTTGAAATTTGAGTTATGACGGTTGATATTGATAGTAATTGAACTACCAATAGTACCAGCACCAACGCTTACAGAGCTAGAGCGTGGTATCGTTGAAAGTGTAAATGAGTTCCTGTTAATCGTCAACGTACCTGGTGACCATCCACCACCTCCGCTAAACGTTGCGGATAAGCTAAACGATTTTTTACCATCGTTATCATGTCTGATTGTCACCGTCTTATCAATAAGCATAATTGAGCTATTTTGACTCAGCATTGATGGCATACCTGACCAGCTCAAGGTCTGACCATCTACTGTTACTGAAGCAGTACAGCTATAATCTGAGAAAGTGTGAGCACCGTTTGTCAGAGCAAGTCTTACCCTCACTTGACTGCTATTATCAGCGGTATTTTGTGATACCTGGTCTACCCATAGTCTGAGATAATAGCTCCTATCATTATTTGACCAAAATTCAGCCATTAAGAACCTCCTACATATCTGATCACGTTCATGTCTGGATTGAGATGATACTGTTCTTCTCTAAATCGTCCAATTTGAATGGTCTTAGAGAAAATACCATTTTCAATATGGATAACCCCTTGAGAAATATACATAACCTCAACCCCTGCGCTATACATTGAAATCCGTCCATTTGGACTAAAAAGCATACTTGATGAACCGTCATTCTTACCGATGACTAGCCCCTCATTTGATGAGCTCATATAGCTATCAATGAAATTCCAGCGGTCAGACAGTTCTCCCAAGTCTTTTGCAATATTAGAGACACGCTGGCTTGTTGCAATCAAATCTTTCTCAGCTTGCGCCCTTGCGGTCTCATTTGCGTTGACAAAGTCCTTATAAGCCTTTATCAAGTTGTCTACTTCGTCAACACTAGCCTTAGCCTCAAGCTCAGCCTGAATAATCCCAGCTTTCTCATTTAGAGCGTTCAGTTGCTCCTGAGTTAGCCCTTGATCAGCTTTAGAATTAAGGCTATCCTCAATATCCTCAGGAGCTGGTATCCAATCAATAGGGACTGTCCCAGTATTGACTCTTAGATTTGAGATGATGACTGTTCCATCTGAACCTTTCTCAAAATTTAGATACAAGGCAATCTCTTCAATTAGATCACTTGTCCTACCGTTTGAGTATGGTTTCCACAACCAAGGTTGAGAATACGTGCCAGATTTAACGGATGTAGTATCTATGTGTTGTCTTCCTAAGGCTTTATCATCAGTAGTAAAATCCCACTGTTCTGGCGAACCATTTCTATACTTAATTACACGATTAACCCTAAAACCTTTAATAGTTTCAGAGGCTACATAGTCAAAAGTTAAATAAAGTGGTTGAATTGTTGGCCAAGTATGTGCTGATTGAGCTAGTGTATAGATTTTCCCTTGATTTCCTATAGTTGCTCTAGCAGTTTCTAGTGCAAAGTTACGAGCGCCAACCCTCACATTATCAAAGAGAGCTGTCCACTTATAGCTTGCAGGGTCCTGACTGTCCGCCTCAGTGAAATCCGTCAGAGTGCCTAGATAGCGCTTGTTGGTACTATCAGAGGTGCTAAAGCCATCACGACCATCAGCAGAGTTTGCCCATGCCCTGTGAAAATAAGGCGTACGTCCATCTGCTCCTGGTTTACCTGGAATACCTTGAGGGCCATCATTACCATTTTCTCCCTTTGGACCTTTCCATTTCGTCCAGCGATAGTCAGTAGGATTTCTGCTATCTGTTGGATTAAAGTCAACGTACACTCCAACATAAGCCTTATCAGCATTTGTCTGACTGAAACCCCCACCAGTAGCATTATCAGCGTAAGCTATATGCGTGTACTGTGTACGACCATCTGAACCTTTAGGTCCTGGAATACCTTGGTCACCTTTAGCACCTTGTAAGCCTTGTAGACCCTGTAAGCCTCGTTCCCCACGGTCTCCTTTTTCTCCTCTATCACCTTTAGGACCTATTGCTCCCGGTGGTCCAGGTTTTCCTATCGGACCTGTTGCTCCTTGGTCACCCTTGTCTCCTTTTTGTCCATTCTGACCATCGGATACATTGGCCAGAGTAATTTCATCAACCGCCATCTCTTCATTATCAAGGTAAGCTGCAACAGTCAATGTGATAGCGCCTGAAATATCTCTACCTCTAGCGGTGTATGTTTGCCCAGTTGTAACATTGCCGTTTAACGACCATCTCCAAGTGACCCCAGCTGTTAATAGCTTCCCTCCCTTATAAAGCGTAGGGGTGATAATACTTTCACCAGATTGATTTTTAAAAATGATTCCATTGCTAGTAGATAGCTTGATGATGTAAGGTTTAGACTGTTCAAAAAGTCGCTCAAAAGCCTCTTGGATTCCATTGGATAACTTGTTTTCAAGTTCTTTAAAGTTTGAAAAAATTGTTTTGTTACTGTTTGGATTTGTAAAGCTGATTTTCTGGTCTGATACCCGTGTTTTAATCAGTAAAAGAGGTGCAAACCCGTCATCATGGATTGTTACAGTATCTCCAATATCAGCATCAATCCACCCATCGACTTCATAAGCGATAGCTGGATAACAATGTTTTTTTAATTTGATGTAAGCTAAACGCCTTAACTCGTTTGGCTCATCTGTTTCAAAATAAAAATCTTTTCTAGTCCACTGGTCAAGTTCCCCTGTTGAGTGTGTGAAAGTAGATGGGTATAACTGCATAGAGATAGGAGCATATAGGGCCTGACCTCTCTGGTAAAACTCTACTTCTCCTTTCTCATTCTTCACTTCCCAGTCATCTAGACCCGCAATAGTTAAAACTTCCTCGGTTTTATCAACTTTATCCTTTGGATTTGGTTTTCTCAAAACCTTTGTTTCTGTTGAAGAGGTGACCCCTTTGACTGTTTTTGTGATTTTTTGTTCTATCGAACCATCAGAGCGTGTCGTTGTGGTAATAGTAACCTTATTATTCTTATCAATTTTTTTAATTTTTGTATGGACAATTGTTTTTGAAGTTGTACCATCAGAATTTTTTGAAATAATTGTTTTTGTTGTAGAACCATCAGGGTTCTTTACAATGTCACTTTTTAGATTTTTATCTCCACTCGTATCCGTTTCAACAGTCGGAGTTTTACCTGTTGGTCTGATTGTGTTAAAAATACCCGTCTTATCAACTTTTCTAGTGATAGAATTGATATTTTTCCCATATCTCAAGCGAATATCTTCTCTGACACGCCCTACCCCTTGATGTGTTTCATCATTTTCATGATAGACATTGATAGAGAACTTTTTGATTGTGCTATCAGCGTTTAATTGTGTATCAAATTCAATCTCAGCATCAAATCGTTTGGCAAGACTTAGCAAGCGGGCTAATTTAGTTTCTTGCCCCTCCCATTCCAGAGTACGTTTATAATCTGAAATTTCATTGATGCCAATAGAAAGATGAGTATAATTTAATAGGTCCATTGCCTCACAATATTCTGCAAAGCTCATAGCCTTTGTAGCCTTGTACGGATTGGCCAATTCATTGATAAGCTCAAGATTTAGATTCTCGCAATAACATTTGATAGTATGCTCATCTTCCTGCACGGTCATAACGTTAAATATAAAGCTCTTACCTTTATACTTGAAAGATACCCACGCTCTTTCATTCAAACATTGATAAGCTTTTTTAAACGGAGTATCAGATTTGATAGCCTTTTTAAAAACAGTGAATTCAAAAGTGGATGAACCAGTCAATAAGCTCCTTGTCCATGTATCGTCATAATAATTCAATGTGTCTTGCTTGTTATTGTCAACAAATGCTACTTTTTGCAAGTTTGCATCATGGATTGTTAGGAGCATACTATATCCACCTTTCTTCAAATTCGATTGTCACGCTTGGTTTTTGCTTAACAAATCGTGAAAAATACAATTCTAATTGAGATTTTCCAGGAGGGATTGCAGGCCATTGCGAACCGTCAACAACCTCGCTTGTTTTAGCTATTCCATCTATATGTACGCTATCTTCTTCGCTATTGATCACAACATTTGAGCCTATTGGATAGCGGTTAGGAATATCTCTTGTATGGTTTACAAAATCTTTTCTATACATGAACTCATCAACATACATATGCGATACAAGAGGCCAATCTCTTAGCGCCCCAAGCGTAATGTGAATCTTTGCTGATTTTTTGTCTTTCAATTCTGGAACAACAAAGTCGTAATGTGAACCATCAAAAAATACTTGAACCTTTTCATCGTTTCTTTTCAACTCTGTCCAGCCCTTAGAGTCGTTAAAAGGGTCTGTTTTACCTACTTGAGCACCAGTACCGATAAAGTACCACCATTTGATGTACTTGTAACCGCCTTTTCCGTCAGTCGTAAAGAAACTATATTCACAATCAAGAGTCTGATAGCGTTTATACGTTTCTACGCCATATAAGAAATTGCCATCCGTATCTGAAACAGTAACCTTGATGAAACCATATTGATTTGCGACGGCTGCCATAAAGACTTGTCGCCAAAGCAAATAATCATTTAACGAACCGACTTCTCCGCTACTATCTGCTGGAATAGTCCACGTCACGCTTTGTGCATTATTCCGTTTTTTATCAACCGTACCACGATTTGAAAGCTCGATATGATGACGACCCCACATATTCGTTGTACTTAAAGTGCCTATCAGTCGCTCTTGGTTGTCATTAGTAACCGCTGCACTTTTAGTACCATTTTGAAAACCTTTTAGAATGTTAACCCCTCTATAATCAAGTAGAACCTCTGAAGCTTTTACAATTTCAGAATCTAATTCTTCACGGTTTCCCATTTCAAAGGCAGAGGCTTTGTTAACAAGGCCAATATATCCATTTTCTGCGTTGTGTTTAATACGGATAATCGGATAAGCTGGTTCTGTTCCGTTATTGGTGAGGTCAAAAACCATTTTATCGGCTGTGGTTTGTGCGTTTGAATCACTATCGAAATCTTTATAAGCTGAACTGTGAGCTACACCGTCTGGGATTAAGAGTTTAATTTCTGATCGTTGCAACCATCTTGTGACATTATCTGTTGTAACATCATCAATAGGAAAACCCATATAATACTTGTCTGGCTCATCACTATATACTATTTTGACTGGTTCTAGTACATTTAGAACGCCTGCCAACTCATGCTTGAGAGATTCTAAGGCCTCTCCGCTTGAGGCAATCATAGAGAACTTGATAGTATGTTCTTTAGGTCCACGCCTTACCTCTTTGATATTTACGCCCAATAGAGGAGCGTTATCGGTTGAAACGCTCCTATTGTTCCCAATCGGACGGATAATATCAGTAATTCTAAAATATTTAGACATATCAACACCGTTGAAAGTCATTATTTTTTTCATACTAATATTCCTTTCATTCTATTATCTCTTCTATGCTGTTCAGCTTGCTCTCTAGCGAACCTTTCACTTGTTTTAGCTACTAGAGTGCCATCGTTAAGAACCATTTGCGCTGGGCGTTTTACAGCCGTTTCTGCGACATCTAGCGCCTTTTCAATCAATTCACTGGATTTCTCCATTGTGACCTTGATTTTCTCCGCAATAGTCTGTTTGCTCGTCTGTTTGACTGATACTTGAGCGCCTATCTCTTTGTTCAATCCTAGAGCAACTTCAGGCCTTGCATCAAATAGCATACTTTCTTTTAAGCGTGCTATTGAGCGTTCTACTACACCTGCATCTTTGTCAATACCTACTGCGATACCTTGAGGAATAAAGCGCCCGATTTCATCACGCATAACACGGGATGGACTGTGAATATCAAGAGCACTTTTGATTGTTGATTTTACACGTTCAGCAATGCTTTGTGCCGTTGCCATAACCGAACCAGAACCGCTCCAAAGCCCGACATTGAGCCCTGCCATAGCAAACTGACCGATAGACATAAACTCACTGTTAAGGCTGTAAAATGGCGTTTTAAGACGATTTGAAAGGTTAGTTACGGATGCAACTGGTTGCCCTGCTCCAGAATCTACCCCTTGTGCTAGACCTGTTGTAATATGACCCCCGTATTCGTTAAATACCCTAGACGGGCTGTGGATACCCATTTCACTTTGGAACATCTCTTTCATCTTATCTGCAACATGCTTAGAAGATTCTCCTGCTTTTTCAGCCCCTGCATCCACCCCTTGAGTGATACCGTTCGGGATTTCTTGACCAAGGCTTGAAAAGTCAGCCGCTGCAATCTCAGCTTGTAAGCTTGAGGATTGAGCTTGAACTAGCGCCTTAATCTGATCTGTGATACCAAGAGCGCCCTTGTCCATACCAGCAGTTAAGCCATTCATAGCCGTTTCTCCACCCTTAGAAAATACCTCGTTCAATGACGAGAGTTTTTCATCTGAGGCGTTAACAAGTTCTTGAACGTATAACCCACCTTGAGGTCCCATCTCTCGGAGTTTGGTTAAGATACCATCATCAACCCCACGACTGGCAAGGATATTCATATTATCCGCCCATGTAGTCATCGCTTGTTGGTTCTTCTCAAGATTTGCAATCATCTCATCAACACTAATTGCTGACTTCATTTGAATTTGTTCAAACATGTTTGTTGCTGAGTCTAACAATTCAGAATACTTGGCTCTCATGTCATCAATAGCTTTTTGTTGAGCCTTAGACATTGACTCATAGGAAACAATTTGTCTGTTAGCACCGTTTTCAGTTGCGCTTGCCATAGCATCAGCAGCTGCTTGTTGAACTTGAGACGTTTTTTCATATTCAGTTTGCAATTCCGTTTGAATATTTTTAAGCTCTGTTTCCTTGTTATTGAGTTCTTGAAGCTTTTCTTTTCTAGCGCTATCGCTGACATTGGCCTCTTCATTCCATTTTTTGCGTTGCTCAGCAATCAATTTCATTTGTTCGCCAATTTCAGCACGCTTTTGTTCAATCTCTAACAGATTCTTTTGGGATGTTTCCCAGGTTGATTCTGCCTCGATTGCTGCAATTCTAGCCTCGATTTGTTCCTTATTGTGTGACAAAGACTCTGAGTTTTTATCGTAAGCGAGGTTCAAGCCTGCTACTGAGTTATTAAGCGAATCAATCTTTTTCTTAAGGTTTTTCTTTTCTGCTGCGGTCTTGTTTGTCTTTTGTGCAAGTTGGATAACTTCATCCGCTAGTTTTTTATAAGCATCACTATTGCCTTTGACTGACTCAATGTTTTTTTGGCGTTCTTTTGCTCCTTGTTTAACCGAATCAATCAGATCATCTGTACTTTTTACAAGTTCTTCTTGTTCCCCTTTGAGCCTCTTAGTCTCTTCACTTTCAGCGGTTAACCACTGGTAGAGCGCTACACCTAGTCCGATTAAAGCTCCAATACCAGCAATAACCCATCCAATAGGGCCAGTTAGTGCAGTCAAAACGGTATTTAATGCAGTAGTAGCAGCGGTTGCTGCAATAGTTGCAGCAGTATGCAAACTAATAGCGCCTGTCAACAATCCATAAAATAGAGTAGATGCAGTCAATGCTCCATTATTTGCTAGGTTAGCAACCATTTGTGCCTTGGTAACTGAGCCGCATGCCGCTTGTGCTGCAGTCATCAAGTTAATAACTCCTACCGCTGCACTTGCTGTTGTTTGGAATGTTTGCCACGCTGAAATCAAGCTCTTTGTTAAGGTGATAGCCTCATTTGCAACACGCATAGCCACGATTGCAGAAGTAAGGCTGATAATCGCTGGAACTAATGGTTTTATAGCTGTAACACCTGCTTTTAAGACTGAGAAAAGCAACTTAAATACTGGTGTACTAGCTTTAATGACTTTCACAATCACGCTAAAAGCAGCATTGATAAGGACTTTTAAAGCATCGAAGTTTTCAGCAATACTCTTGCCGGTTGCTGCTTGTGATAAGTCATCAAGAGCCTTGATAATGTTAGCAACACCTTTAACGACTGCATTTTTCAAGTTCCCGAAAGATGTCTGAATCCCTTTACTGTTTGATTTTGCAAGCTCAGCAAAGCCTCCAACACCACCATCTAACTCAACTAATTTCTTTGAGAATTGGTCAAAGGTAATTTGCCCCTCTTTTAGAGCAGTATAGAAATCATTTTGAGCTGATTGCCCTGCAAAGCCGAATGACTCAGCCGTCTTTTGCAAAGCGTAAGGCATGGTTTCTTGCAATGTTTTCCAGCTTTGCATATCTACCTTGCCAGCTGATAACATTTGAGTGAACTGTTGTAATCCACGGCTTGCATCCATACTAGATGAACCAGATGCCAAAAAGGCGTTATTAAGTGCCAGTGTTAAGTCTGTTGATCTATTGATGTCCCCTGTAATAGATGTTAAGCGTTGAGCTGTCCCCACTACCTCATTCAAGGTTGTAGGCAAACCCTCAATCCCATTAGCAAGTTTTTTGGTTGAGCGTGTTACATCCTCGGTACTGTGTCCCATCGCTTTCATGACTCTAGGATAGCTTTCAAGTGTATCAAACCGCTGGATAGCACTTCCTAGCGATTGTGTCAAGAGGTCAACTGCCATAGATGCAAGCTTGAAAGTTCCCCCAGCAATTGCGAATTTACCTAGCGACTTGCTCCCTGCATCGCCTTTTTTGCTGACTTTATCTAGTTCATCATTAAGAACCTTAACTTTATTACCATCCACGTCTACAACGATGGTAACTTTTCCATCTGCCATTTATTCCACCTCCTCTCCTAATCTGTATTTTGCTTGTAATTTGCGCATCTTGTTCTTATCGCCACCATCCTCTGGTTTCCATGCTCTAATCTGGATGATTTGTTGCATGATTGTATTTTCTGGTAGAGCGTTCAAAAGCGCCTTAAATTCAATCCAGGTAAGCTTGTTTTGCACCTTGAATAGATTGATACCGTAAGCTTGTAAAAAGCTAGCGTAAATGTATTCAGCATCTAATTCAAAGTCTATAAGTCGTTCCTGTTCTTCTTCCTCGACTACTTGAGGCATTGGATTGCCTAGCAAATCATACTGAACCATTTCTTTTTTTAACTCAAGAAAGTTTTCCTTGATATAAACCCAACAATCCACAATTTCATCCATATCTTCTAGCTCCTTTCCTGTCATTAATCGGACAATCAAGTAAGCTTTTTCAAGCATGGTAAGCTCTTCTTCTTTTAAAATTTCAAAGACATCAAGAACCTTGTTAAAAGATAGGTCTATACTGTATTCTTTCCCTTTCAACTCAAAATGGTTAACTAGCGCATCATTTAGTTTCATGAATACACCTTATTTTTTCTTTTTGGCTGAAGATTTCTTTTTCTTAATAGGAGTGATTTTATCCTTGTTCATGTAATGTTCCATACGCTCTTTTACAATTTGCTTGTGTTGTTCAGCATGTTCTTCAAGCTTCTTATACATAAGAATTGAGGCTTGTTCTAGTGCATTTTCTAAAGCGATATAGTCTTGATAGACTGAATAAAGCTTGTCAAACGTACCATCTCCAAAAATGATGTCGTATTGAATTTCCAGTTTTTTCTTCTCAAGGTCAATCGCTCCATTGGCTACATCTTTTGTTACACCATCACGTTGGATAGTGTTGTCTAGGTTTGATGTCACCACTTCTAATTCGTACTGAACCAAACGGCGCTGAATTTCTTCTTCTAGGTCAAAGAAACGCACTAAGCTCTCTTGGCTAGTGTTAAACCATAGCTCAACTTCTCCAATCGTTACGGGAAAACCTGTACGTTTTAACTCGATTTTAATTCCTGTCATCTTTTTACTCCTTTATCTTTAAAAAAAGGGCAAGGCTTAACTGCCCGCCCTTAAAAAAGCTATCATCCAATACCTGACTCTTTAGGTGTTGAGTTATAAGAAATCTTACATCCGAACGCCTCAAAGTCAGCAGCAGCGCCTGAGCCTGCTTTGATGTCTGTTGCTGTTGCAACTCCTACCCATTGCTTTTTCTTATCAGACGAAACAACCTTGTGCCATAGCTTACGGTCATCTCCTGTCTTGTATTTCATGCCTGCAATAAGAGCCTGTGCTTTATCTTCTGGGTCATATGTCCCCTCGAACGTATAAGCACCTTTAACGCTTACTACTGTTGTTTCTTCTGTGCCATCACCGTCATAATAAGCTTGATCTTCTGTTTTTTCGTCTGTATCGTCTGATACATCTGAAATCCATTTAGCAAGTTCAACCCATTTGTCCTCTGTTGGCTCAGTTCCGTTGTTGTACGGAGCTACATAGTGGCCACGGAGGGCGTTTTTTTGTCTTGTCATTGTTCTTTCCTCTCTATAACAATTTGTGCCACAATCTCGATTGTGTAATAGTAAAAGCCTCTACTGTCCTTACCTTTAGATGCTGGACGGCTTACATCCATACCTAGATACTCGTAAGAACCATTGGAACTTGGGAGCTTTAAGTCAAATTTTGTTAATTCATTTGTTACTGCCCATATAGTTTCATTTGCTAGAGTGTTCTTTCTAGCCTTAACAGCTATCTCAAACGGTAAAGAAATTTCTTGTGTACCGTCCATGTACTCTCTATCAACTTTACCGCCTGGGATTTGATTAATAACCAAGTCATCTTTGTCATCTTCAAAATAATCAAGGCGGGGTGTAAGTGGTAAGTCCATTGTTTTTATACGATTCAAAAGCACTAGCTGAAAGTCGTTATTTTGTGTCAAATTTTAGCTCCTTTCAAAAAAGCTTTAGTCCACTCGTTGGAATGATACTTAATTACTTTCTCGTCCCATCTCTTGCCAGTTCCAGGAGTTGTGTAATTTCTAAACGTTACAATCCCATTTGTACCGTAGAATTGCGCCCTTGCATAAACCGTATTATAGACAACAGCAACACCTTGCCCCTCAATATATCCAGATGCTCTTAATAAGCCACCCCTTGATGGTATGTACTCCTCAGCATCTAGTAAGATTTGACTAGCTACTTCATACCTACCCCTTGCAAAAGCCTCTTCTGAAAACTTATCCTTGACTCCTTTTAAGTCAACTTTGATAGAGATACTCATTAGATTACCTCCACCTCAAAGCTAAAGGTCTTGCCATTGACAAAGTTTGGTTGATAGCCTGTGATAGTGTAATCACGCTCTCCATCATTCACAACAGCCTCAAGCCAGCTATCATCAACTGTGATATTAGAAACATTAGGATAGATATAGATAACGCCAGCATTTTGACGTATCTTAGAATTGGTATATTTGCCACGATTCCCTGAAACAGATATAGAACGGTCAAATCTCACTGATTCAACCGTGATAGGCTCTGAATATGTTTCATCTCCAAAATCATTCTTATCTGTTACCTTTTTGACAACTATCTTGTCTTTTAATAGCCGTTTATCTATCATAGTCAACCCCTACAATTAGAGAAAAGCCCGCTTGTTTCAAAGCGTTTTCTGCATCTAAACATAGATTGTATTGCTCTCCACCTGTGCTTTTCTGCCCGTTTTTATACGATATAGAGGTACGCCCGATAGATACATTGCCTGCCAGTTGCTTATCATCTGCTGTCATGATACCCGAAGCATCAAGATAGGCGATTTGAAAGGCCATAGCTAACTTAACGGCATTTTTGCGATAGTCAACCTCTTTTTCAAAGTCAATACCTTTTTGATAAAAACCTTGAGTATAGAGATTGATAGCTATTTCAGCTCTTTTAGCTAGTTTTTCAAAGTTTTCAACCTCGTCAAAGCCTAGCTTAGTAAATTCATCTTGTGATAAATAAGTCATGTGTAACCTCCCTTAAAAATAAAGGGTGTTGCCACCCCTTATTTAATCTTCAACAATTGCCTGAGATACATCATCTACTGATGGGGCATCCATTTCCGGTTCTAGCGTTCCATTTTTGTCAACAAGCTCCAAAACATTTTTCACATCTGGAAAAGCGTTTTTTAGTTTCTTGTTGACTTCTTTGGCGTAATCTTCGTCAAGTTCAATAATTTCATCAACGATCACGTCTTTTTTGAGCTGCTCAAAGAAAAGGTTTTTTGTTGCTCGATAAAGCGCCATGTTCTACCTCCTATACAATAGTTCCTGTAACTTTGTAAATTGCTTTCTTGTTGTCATCCAAGACGTATGTACCACCTTTGGCAGCAGCTTGCAATTTCACTCCGTCAAAGTTTTCAGCTTCAATAGCACGAGCAGTTGAGATACCTACAAATGGGATAATGATTCCATCTGGAGAGAAGATAGCGACAACCCCTGTTTTAAAGTATTGTGCTGGTGTTTCAACCAAAGTAAAACCTTTGTATTTTGGCAAACCATTCTCATCTAGTGAGATACTTGAGCCTTTAGCAGTTGTCACTGAAGCCATATCAACAATGGCATTGTATAGCTCAGCTCGAAGATATACTGTAACTGGTGCTGTAACTTCGTTGTTTGTGTAATAAGCCGATACCTTGTTAAACAAAGTTTTTAGCTTATCTTCTGTAAAGTCAGCAAGCGCCTCAGTTTGACCAGCGTTGTCTGACATGTACTTGCCAATACGCTTGTTGATGGTTCGTGTTTGTGCTTCTGACTGAAGTTTCAAACGGTCAGCGATTGCAGCCTTAAGGTCATTGTTCACTGTGTAACGGTCAAGCCCTTCATGGATAGTAAGCGTGTAATCATATTCAACCTTAGTATTGCTGTACTTGATTTCTTTTAACTCTCCAAAACGTGACTCAGCACCTGTTTTGTCTCCAAAGTCGCCATCGTTTGCGCCTGTTTTGTACTCACCTACTACAACTGGAGTATTGTTAGTTTTCACTGAGAATGCTGTCTCATTCTCTTGTACGCCATCCAAAATTTGAATTGGCGACAAAGCGCCTGTAAAGGCTGCACGCACTCCAAAAACTGTACTAAGAATACCCGCATACTGTTGCTCATAGCGACGAGTATCATTGTTTTGATTGCTTGGCATTTTGCAATCTCCTTTCCTTATTTCCCATATCCATCAATAATTGCTTGGAATGGGTCGTTATTATCTGTACCGCTAGCTTGTGGATTGCCAGACGGTAAAAATGTCGGACTAGGCTTTTCATCTTCCTGTTTGAAAAGATACGGATCACTCTCTTTCAAGCCGTCAATGATTGCTGATAGTTGAGGCTTACCGTCTTTGTCAAGCTCAATAGCATCAACATCAATGAATTTCATCAATCTGTCTGGATTGTGAGCGTTAGTATCTTTCAAAGCTAGATTAATAGCACTAATCTTTTTAGTTTGTGCAAGTTCAGCTGTAGCTTCGTTTTTATACTTGTCATATTCAGCTTGCAATTTATCAATCGCATCTTTTTGTTCAGCGCTGATATTCTCAAGTGATTTCAAGTGTTCAACTTGCTCCTCTGCTTTTTGCAACTGTGATTTGAGACTATCTCGCTCTTGTGTGATAGTTTCTAAGGCTGATTTGTCCTCGTTGAGCTCTTTTCCTCGCAAGGCAAAGACTGATTTAGCCTGTTCCTCTGTCAATCCAAGATTGAGTAGTTCTTCAGTTGTAAATGCCATTTGTACCCTCCTAGTTCTTTTTTAGGTGGACAACTCCCACCTCAAGCAAAATATTATTTACTCTCTCAATATACCTTTGATAGATAGGGACTTTTTACGGTTTTTCACACAAAAAAAGGGCTTGCTTTAAATGCAAACCCCTCTTTTATTTAGTAAAGCTTTTCCCGTCTGTAATCACGATGGAGAAAGTCATGTTGTAAGACAAGTGTATTGATTTTCACTTGATAAGCTCTCACTTTTAGCCGTTCAGCCTCAATCATCTTGTCATCTTGCATGGTTTTAGCATAGTGTAAGCGCTCCTTGTGATTCTTAATGATACGCTCTAAGCTTCTTTGCTTAGCTTCTATCCGTGCATTATCCTCTGCTTGCTCTGGTGTCAAGTCTCTCAGATAGCCTGGTAGGTTCGGTAACTCGTTTACTCCAATAACAAAAGGCGTTAGGTAATGGCCACAATGGATTCCAAGGCATCCACCAGCCGTTCCATAACCATAATCAAGCAAAGAATAGACTGTGATTCCATTTTCTTCTCTACCTTGCCCTTTGGTTACTATTTGACCTTGCAGGGGACTACAAGCTGGTCTTGCCGTTGCTTTCATGGAGTAATAAAAGGTATCAATTCCTAACTCTTCAGCGGGCGTGATACGCATTTCATTATAGACTCTATACGTTGTCGTCTTGATGATTGCTCTAGCGTAAGCATCCGCTCGCCACTCTCTCCCACCTTTATCCACAAAGCCAGTAAACCCTCTTTTCTGCCAGCCCATGATGGTATCATGTAAGGCTTGGTCGCTTGTTTTTGTACCAGAAACCACTTGAGCGACTGTTTCCTCCACAACTGACTTATACACGGCTTGTAAGCTCTCTGGTAAGGTTGTGTTGATAAGGTTTAAATCACTCACTGCTTGCCTTGTATAAGCTTCTAGACTATCTGTAACACCGTTCTTGATATGACCGCTTTTAGGCTGGTTTAAATCCTCCTCAAGTTGCTCTTTGGTATCTTTATAGACTTTCAAACCCTCATTTTCTATAACATCTCTCAAAAGGCGCTCAGCTATATGAGTACGCTCTGATATAAGCTTTAAATTTTCCTCGTTAAGTAAGTGCATATCGTTCAGTTTTTCTAACTGCCAGATAAACGGATTTCTTATTAAGTCAACACTCCCACGCTCTTTTAGGCGTTTGATCATTCGGTCAAAAAGGTCTATTTGCATTTTAGCGTATATATCAGTCACGCCTTGCATTTGCAAAGAAAATTGTTGGTCATTGATTGTGAGTTGTTTCTTTTTATTGCTCATAATCAAGCCTCGCTATCTTCTTCATCCTCTTTGACTTCTGATTTTCTGCCATAGATAGCTAATTCTGCGTCATTCTCAATAGGCAATGAGCTATTGATTTCTGCAAGTTCTTTCTCAGCCTCTTTATCTGTGAGGTTTAGAGTCTTTTTAATGCCTCTCTTTTGAGTTGCAAATCCAGCTGCTACCATCTTCATCCAATAATCAAGTTCAGCGTGTCTATCTGTAAACACTCCATCATCAAGATTTACAGAAATATCATTTAATTCTGGTATCTTGCCTTGATATAGTCCCACGACTTTTCCTAGTTCACACATAGAAACACAAAGCTCTTTGATTGATTGCTCGACAAGTGCTACAATGCTATTTCTCATTTGGTAAGTGTCTGAGTTTTCGCTTACAATTTCTGTCGCTGTTCTTACACCTTGCCCGTCAAAAGTAAACATGCCACTAGATACGCCAATCTGCAATTCAAAAAGTTTTAGTCCCTCTGAAATAGCCATAATATAATCGCTAGCACGGATAGGGCTTGTAAGGTCAGCAATCCCACCGCTATCCATATTACCTGTTCCGACTTGCATATAGACATTTTGGTCAACTTCAAAGCGCCGTTTAAAAGCGATAGAACCATCTTCACGTTGTACCTTTAATTGTGTCAGTTGTTCAGGAACTAATACCCGTCTTTGCCCCATCTTAACTTCCCACATAAATTCATCGTAAGAACGATTGATGAAGTCAATAGTTGATTTCGCATTGTCAAAAATTGAAAGACCAAGAGGGCTGTTAATGTCTTTGTTGTTCATGCCAGGCGTTTTAAGATATGTAAAAAGTGGGCGTGATAGGTCTTTGACGATAGTAACAGGCTCAAGCGTTGCATACTTGTCTAGTTCGTATAGGTTCACTCTCTGCCCTAAAATACCATCTTGGTTTGACTTGTATAGCTCGTTCGTGATTCGGTATAGGCTTTTATCTTTTGTGCTACCTGTTTCTTGCCCGTCTTTTGTTATCCACTCATGAAACTCTACGAGCGTGTAATATACGTTCTTTTTACCCTCTGATTTAATTGTTTTTGTAAGGATTGCAGCGCTTGAGACATCTTGAGTATTGCTCTCTAATGGCAAAAATACGGGCGCTTGAATAAATGCCACTCTGACCTTGTCCCCGTCAATATAAGGTCGCATAGCAAGACCACCCAAAGCTAAACAACTTTCAAGGTATCGCTCAAAATTCTTATTAAAGCGATCATTGGTCAGCATGTCATCCAAGAACTTCTGTAAATCTTTATCTTTAGTTGTAATAGTCGCTTGCTCATTATAGACAAGACTTGCAATTTTCTTAGATGCTGTTCTTGCTATTGGCAAATGTTGCATTTTTCTTGTTTGGATATCGCCATCCGTATTTCTGAAACTCACATCATCCCAGCGTGATTGATAATATACAAGGTTTCTTAAAATACGGTCATACTCAGCTTGAGTGACTGCAATTTTTGGATGTTCTAAAATACTATTAAGGTTTGATGTCTGCATGTTATACCTCCCTCGATTGAAAAAATCCTTAACTTTCTGATATAGGCTCATAATTGCCCCTCCTCTAAGTGTTACCCACTCGCAACCCTAACAATTTCGCATTATCTAAAACAAAATATTGTGAGGTGTCGCATGTATGGTCATCTTCTTTTATCACGCTAGGATTGTCTGATCTAATCGTCTTTTCATCCCAGCGATACATTTTGTGTTCTTCAATAAATATCTTGTTATTCTCTGTATTGAGATAGTAAAAACGCCCTTGAGCAAGTAAAGACTGAAAACTATCAATCATAGTCACTTTTTTAAGCTTAGCAACTGGATGCCATCTCAAACCATAATCTAAGAACATCTGATTTCTCAAAGCCCCCTCAGCACTATCTATTGTGTACTGTAAGGCTTGGACTCGATACTTAGCTATAACTCCCTCTATGTACTCATATATCTCTTTAGAGAGCTGACTAGGTGCTTTCTTGACTACTTGGCCAGCAGGTGAATAATACCAGGTATCAAGTAAAATAACCTTACCTTTGGCTGTGATACCAAAAGCACAACAAGCGGTCGCTGATTGCTGATGCCCACCGTCCAGCGCAAATGATATGCCAATAAGTCTGTCATCGCTTGGTATAGCCTCGATAGGGTGAAAGGTGCTCATGTTGTAAACGTTGTTACCAAGACCGACTGCCTCACCTAGATATAAGTATCTGTAATAGTCGTAGTCGTTTTCTTTTATCCGTTCTATATCCTCTAGCATCTGTTCAGTAACAAAGCCTAGCTTATCATCTAGGTAAGTGCTTGAATGAGCTAAATAATTCTTATTGATCTTGATGCTTTCAAACCACTCATTTATCCAACTATAAGGATTGCGGGGCGGGTTATAACTCCAAAAGAATTGCACGAACTTAGCCCTTGGGTGTTTCTGTCGCATAAAGGTCACGTTTGATTGGTCAAAATCCTCTTGGTCATTAAATTCAGCAGCTTCTTCATACCAAACCGCTATGATGTTACCAATATCATTTGACTTGAGCTTTTGAAAATCATCTTGACCATAGAAATAAAATGTTGAGCCTGTCCTTTTATGTACGATTTTAAACGGACTGACCGTTTTTGTGAACTGCCCAGCTATACCAAAAAGATTTAATGCCCACCAAATCTTATTAAAGACACTGTCTCGAATAGTATTGGCTACTTTACGGATAACAACAATATTAGCTACCTCTCCAGCGATGATATACCGTAACATCATATACGCTAATTTAAGTGCAATAACAGACGATTTAAAAGAGTTACGACCACCCTTTAGCACGTTATAAGGCAAGCTAGATACCCAGACTGATTTAAAATGAGGGTTGATATTCTCTTGTACTCTAAAGGTCATCTGTTGCCCCCTTTACATCATCCAACCACTCATCGACTATCTGGATTGTTTCACCAGAACCCTTTTCAGCCTCTTCACGCTCTTTGTTATCATGCTTGAGCGCTCTTATACGCTCTTTCTGCTCTTGTATATCGTATTTATCTTTGGTATTGGTCAGCTTGATTATGTTTTCAGTTGCTTTTTGATTGCCCTTGACCGCTTGCTGAAATGTAGCAAAAGCAAGTAATGCCTCGTTATTCCCTGACATTCCCATTTCTTCAAGTTGTTTTTTTATTTCGCTATCCTTCACATCCAAAGATAAGAGGGTTTCAAATGTTTTTTTTAGATCAGCTTTTTTTCTTCTTGCTACGCCAGATGCTTTGCCCCCTTTTGAACTGATAGCTCTTGCTTCATCTTTGGTTCGTTCGGTAACTGGTTTTAAATTTTTAGTTCCATCTCTTGGCAATTTTCACCCTCCTTTCAAACAAAAAAATCACAAGCATTTTATACTCATGATTTCATTGTATATGTTAAAAAAGGGGATGTTTTACGCTATTCCTAATAACTTTTCGATTTTGTTAAGCAAGTCTCTATATTTTGAGTTGTCATTTTCGTTGTTAATAAGATATTCGTTTGCAACGATGTTTAATGACTGATATAATCCACCCATAATACCAGATTGTTCATCAGTCAGCTCGTTCTGCTTAGAGTATTTATCATAATACATCTTGCAGTTTTCATATATACGTTCATTCAACTTATTATAAAGATTAGTCATTTTCTATTCCTCCTATCTATTATCTTATTTATATTTCCTTTAAAGGCTCTTATTTCAGCCTCCCAGTGATTTATATATTCTGTATCTTTGCCAGTTTTCTTAGCTGTCTTTATTTTATCATAATGTTTATTGATTTGCTTTTGATAACTAGCAATAGCTTTACGCTTGTTTTTAGGCACACCAGACAAGTTTAATTTTGCTCCACGTCCGCCCATGATTTAACCTCATTCCTTTTACTCGTATGAGTAAGTGTACCCATATTTCTTAGCGTTTTTCTTGAGCCATAGATCAGCGCCCTTATTGTAATCTTTTGTAGTAAATCGTGCCTTACTTACTGCTTTATCAAATCCTTTAGCATCAAAGTTAGTTCCTTTTGTAATTCGGTAAGCTTTTGAGCTGTTAGTTGCAACTAAAGTATTCATGTTTTTTACTGCTGCAAAGCTATGTAAATCTGTACTTGAGAAATTACTGCCATTCGGATGGTTGTGGATTGCTGTAAATCCGCCAGAGATAGGCAAAATTTGTACGCTATTCTTTCCGCCGTGTACATAATTATGAGCAAAGCCTTGAGAGTCAACCGCTGTACTGTATTCTGTTTTAGAGCCACCGTGTTTCTTAATAAATGTCTGGATAGTTCCCTCAACACTTGAAAAGCGCCCTTGATTGTTTAAAGATGCTGGATGCAAGGCTTTTGTTTTTGCATCTCTACCGCCAGCTGCTCCAAACCCCGGATACTTGCCGTCTTTTCCTTTTTTGCTAGAATTTGCACCACGGCCACCGCCTAGAGTGAAATTGATTTTATTTACTTTTTCCATCAAAGCTAGGTCATTTTCTGCCTCCTCGATAGATTGGTATTGTTTGCTTGTTTCTGTTTCTTTATTATAAAGCTCAAGATCTTCAAATAAAATCTCTTTACCTAGATCAATACTTGAAACATGTTTAAAAATATCTTTTAGTTTAGTTAGTTTTTGCGCCACTTTCTTTCATCCTTTCTATCAATATTTATACCAGTCCCATTCATTAGAGGTGACTACTCTTGATAGTTTAGGATTGTAACCTTTAGCATATTCACCTATAATCTTCCCAATATCAGATTTTGATTTTTTATCAAGGTTTTTGTAACCTTTTTGATTAGCCCATTTTGCTATTACATACTCCTCACCATGAGCTAGTACGCCATTTGTCAAGCTGCCATTTTTCTGAAACATTGTAGCAAAAGACTTAGCCCCTCTTGGAGTATTTTCTTTTCTATAATCATGATTACTAAAGTTTTTAATTTCTTTTGCTCGGTCAAAAGAATTTTTACTCTCACTTTTAGGAGTTGCTTTTTTCTCCTCTCGTTTCAAATAACCAGCCTCAATGAGTTTTTTTCGCTCAGCTCTTGTAATCGCACTTGAGCTATTGCTTATTTTCTTTTTATGATTTTCATATTTTGCAATAAGCGACTTGATGCTTGCGCCTCTACCTCCCATTGTTTTTCATCCTTTCCGTGGTTGCATTTTCAAAATAGACAACCTCTATATCTTTATAATCGTATTCCACTTTTCCGCCATATACTACAATTCTTTTTGGAGTCAACCGTCTTATCATCTCAGTAACTCCATTTTTCCATATCTCAAACTGCTCTTTGTTTTGCTTTACACCTATTGTACTGATTGCTAGCGTTGAGTTTTTAGGTAAGCCGTCAAAACAAAAATCAAAGCTTTCCTCAGTTGACCACGATACCGTTGGAATAACCGTCATACCGTAATCTTGCATTATCTGACCAATTAAGCGTGACCTGTAAATATTCCATACCTGCATAGCGATAGGCATATCAAGATACAAGCTAAAGTCTGGAGTTAAAGCACAATCGAATTCAAGTAACTTTTCAATATAAAATTCTGGTCTTTGCCAAATCCGTTCAAACTGATAGTCATCAAGGAAAAAATGCACGCATGAACTATGATCTGGTTTATTTAAAACATAGTTAAAGCCTTGAAATTGGTTAGGGATATGATCCACACCCTCAAGTATAGGCATGTTATAAAACCCCTCTACTCTGCTTTCATCATAGTGAAAAAGATTGTATTGGTTTATGGTTGTATCTCTATGAAAATCCTCTTGAGGTTCTTCTTCAATTTCTGCTTCTTCCTGTTCTGTTCCAAAATCTAGCCCTGTAACTGATAGCTCGAAACCAAACTGGCTCATGTCTATTGTTTCAAATTCGCTTAGTTCTACATTTAAGAGTTCTGCATCCCACGTTGAATACTCAGCCACTCGATTATCAGCTAGTCTATAAGCTTTTATCTGCTCGTCTGTGAGGTTTACAGCGTGAGCGATAGGTATTGTGTCAATTCCTAAAGATAACGCCGCCTTGAGCCTCGTATGACCTGTGATGATGATATTGTTATCATCGACAAGTATAGGTTGCTGAAAACCAAAAGCTTTGATGGATGACGCCACTTTCTCGGTTGCCTCGCCGTCATTATGCCTAGCATTCCTGTAATAAGGCTTTACGGTCTTAATGTCCACATACTCGATTTTTAAGTTATCCATATCTCTCCTTTCAAAAAAAGCTTATATATCTTGATTATAGATATATAAGCTTAGGCTTTTTTACGATTATTTCTTGATAGGTATGTATTTATAGGTTGAGTAAAAATACCTATCGAACCATTGATTGAGGTGTGTGTATGCTGAGCTTGGACTTAGATACAAAATACTCTGACAAGCTCCGATCACGTTGAGATTTTCATATACATATACCTCTTTTATGGCTTTGAGCATCCGTTCGTCTGAGGTTTTGACAAATTCAGCGGTCACATCATTAAGATTAACTAGAAATGCTGCTTTGTCTATGTTATTTTGTAAAAAACTCTCATGGATTTTCTGTTGCAAGATTGTTCTTTGCCTGTTGTTCTTATCTTTTAGAAAAAACCACTTGAGCCAATTTATTTCTCGTCTATGAATAACAGATATTCGCTCAATCTTCTTTTTTGTCATCTTTCACCTCAATTTATTCTTGTAAAATACTTTCAGGAAGATTGAAAAATGAGCATATATCCTCTAAAGCGTACTTGTTAGGCTTGAACTCTCCACGTTCCCAGAAACCAATAGTATTCACATGATAGCCTAATTCATCGCTCAACTCTTTTCTTGATAAACCTTTTTCTTTCCGCTTTTGTTTTAATATTTCAGCAAAAGATTTATCTTTCAATGGATAAATATACGTTATAGATATTCCTAATTCATTGCAAACGTTGTTTACTTTCAATAGCGATGGCCTAGATATTCCACGTTCCCAATTTCTAATCGTTTTGTAATGAACGTTGAAATATCTAGCTGCATCTTCCTCACTAAATCTTTTACTTATTCTCCATTTTTTAAACATGTTAGCAAAAAACTCTAATTCTTCCTTTGATTCCATTTTTAAACTTCCTTAATTTCAAACTCAAGCTTATAATAGCCTATTTTGTTGCTTAACCCTCCGTATTTGAAAGTCATAGCTTTAATAACCTTGTGATTATCATCCGTCCATATCCCAGCATCTGTCATCCCGTCAATAATTGCTTTTATTGTTGGATAAAGGTTTGGAGGGTCTAACTTAGATTTTGTAGGACTGTAAACAGTTATAATAACCTCACAAGGATTTGAGGGGCTAAAACTAGCCCTCTTTTTATCCTTGTTCATTAACGTTTCCCAATAAGCAAAACTTCTAATCCGTTTGGTTATTTTACTTTTTTCTCGTTGATGGTATCGATCATTGCTATTGAGGACCATATTTAACGCTTTTGATTTTGTGTTTCTTGGTAAAGTAAAATCAAAATTCACATCTTACCCCTCCTTAAAAAATCAATCTTGGTATCATCCCAAATCTTCCTCTTTCACAAATGAACCGTTAACCATTTTCCCTTTCCGGTTCTTGATTTCGCCATAAGCAAGCTGGAAGCACTCAGCAACAGACCAACCTTTCTGTTGGCAGTAAATAGTCAGCACTACCAAAATATCGCCTACTGCGTCTTTTCCGTCTTGCTCACGATTTTTTAAATGCGCTTGTGCAAGTTCGCCCGCTTCTTCAAATAATTTTAGCGCTTGTGCTGTGCTGTGCTGTTGTTAGGGTTATCTAATCCTCTTTCTTTTGCCCATTGCTCAACTCTGTGCGCTAGTAATTCCATGTTTGTTGTCATAATTTATCTGTTACCCCCTCTGGAATTAAATTAGATAATTTTAAATTCGTGTAATCACCATCCATAGGTTTTACACACTGCCTGTCAAAGAATTGCATTTCCATCAGAAAACGCAAAGGTACATAGTTTGCCATTCCAGTCTTTGGACTAACAACATTCACAATCAATTCTTTTCTCCCATTACGTTTTAATTTTATACCATTTTGAATTATCTTTATTAGTTGACCTGAACTAGTACGGATTTGTTTTAATCTACCGTAGTCACTGATTTCATACATTTTCTCATGACCAAGCATCGGAAACCATCTTTCACCACGATATTTATTA